AAAACGTCAGCAAAGCTGACTGCCCGGAACTCGAGCTGATTATCAAGGAGGATGTATGAAGGTGTGGTATTCAACTACCGAACTTGCCGGACTGCCCGGTATACCCGGAACAGATCGCGGTATCAGGATCGCTGCCCAGCGCGAAAATTGGAAATCTCAAAAAAGAGCAAAAGGAAAAGGGCTGGAATATCACATTGAATCATTACCGGAACAAACCCGCGCGCACCTGGTGCGCGAGCATGCTGTTGACTATGTCAACCAGTTTGATGATGCGTCAGTGCAGGCGTTTACCGAACTGCAGCACACCGCCGATGAAACGGCTGTTAATGAGCGTTTAAAAGTCAAACAAGACGGCATGAAAAAGCTGGCCGGATTGCCGGATGATCATCCGCAGAAGAGCCGCGCCGCTGCACGCGAATGGTTGTTATGCCGCCTGGCCGATTATGCCAGACTGCACAAAACATCGGTGAACAGCGTGGTCGTTGACTTTGTCAATGCCTACAACAGCGGCGAGATTGTCATACCTCAACAGCACCAGGAATGGATGCCATTACGCGATGGTGTCCGCCATCTGCATCGCGCCACCCTTCTGCGCTGGCGCAAAGCGTATCAAGAGCAGGGTCTGGCTGGATTGACCACCGGCCACGGCAAGACCAAAGGCCAGAGCAAGATCGAAACAAATCCCGAACTCAAAGAAATCGTGCTCGGCCTGCTGATCAACAACCCGCACATCATGGCCGTGAAGGTCAAGCGCTTCCTTGAAGTTGAACACACTGACCTCGATGTGGTGTCACTCAAATCCATAGAACGATTCATGAAGAGCTGGAAAGAAGACAACGCGCAGCTCTGGACCTACATGACCAACCCGGACAAGTGGAAGAACATCTACATGGCTGCCTTTGGATCGCATCATGAAGAGATCACCTATCTCAACCAGCTCTGGGAGATGGACAGCACACCGGCCGACTGGATGCTGGCCGATGGGCGGCACTGCGTTATCGGTGCCATCGATATGTATAGTCGGAGATTGAAATTCAGGGTCTCAAAAACATCCAAGGCCGAAGCGGTGTGTTACACCTTCCGTGATGCAGTCATCGCATGGGGTTTGCCTGATGGTGTGCGAACCGATAACGGCAAGGACTATGTCAGCAAGCGATTCACCGGCGTGTTGCGAGACCTGGAGATAGAACCGCGTCTCTGTATGCCCTTCGCGTCGGAACAAAAAGGCACTATCGAGCGCGCCATGCGGACCATGAGCCACGGCATCCTGGATCTGCTGCCCGGTTTTATCGGACACAACGTCGCCGAACGAAAAGTGATCGAAGCACGCAAATCCTTTGCCCAGCGCATCATGTCAAAAGATGAAGTCGTGGAAGTTTCGATGACTGCTGCAGAGCTGCAGCAGAAACTGGACCAATGGTGTGAATACGAATATGGCCGTAATGAACACAGCGGTCTGAATGGTAAATCACCCTGGCAGGTTGCCAATGAATGGACGCAACCGGTCAAGCGCATCAACGACGAACGCGCCCTCGATGTCTTGCTCGCCGAACTGGGTGGCACCAAGACGGTCACCAAGAACGGCATCCGTCATCAACATCACAATTATATTGATCCCACTCTGGCATCAATCATTGGTGATGATGTGTACATCAAGATTGACCCGGATGATATCGGCCGGCTGTATGTCTACAACATGGATGGCGAGTTTGTCTGTGTTGCCAAGGCGCACAAGATACTCGGCATCAACAGCGCCGAAGTGGCATCGGCGGCGAAGGCAGGGCAGAAAAAACTGCTGGCCAGGCAGCGTGATGAGCTGAAAGACGCCAAGCGTAACAACAAGAAAAACGTCGCTGACCTGGTGTTGCAACACCGAATCACTAACTCAGCAAATGTCGCCGAGTTACCCAAACCATCAACCGATTACACCACCACCGCGCTTAATGCTGCAGGTCAGGCCGCTCGCGCTGATGATATGCGCACCAACACCAGTGACGTGGACATGGATAGCTTTGTGGCCAATTTCAACAAACCCGTCGCCAGGGTGATCGAATCTGATGATCCGCAACGCCGTTATAAGCGCTGGGTGCGCATTGAACAGCGCATCCAGAGTGGTCAGGCCGTATCTGATCAGGAGCGCGATGGATTAACGCGATACAAGAAGACCGATGAGTATTTATCCATGCAGCGATTTTTTGCCGACTTCAGCCTGGAGGTCGATGACGCCCAGGCGTGAAAGAAAAAACCCGCCGAGGCGGGTTATTAAATGTGTGTAAAAGAGGATATAAATATGAACCCAAAAAACAATGTTGTCAATCTCGAACTACCCATGACCATCGCGCCACTGACCAACGTGGCGCTGTGCAACCAGGCGCTGACGACGGCAATTAATCGTCCGCAGCACCTCCCCGGCATCATCGCCTTCTATGGTTACTCAGGCATCGGCAAGTCAGTCTCGGCAGCCTACGCCGCCAACACACACCGCGCCTATTACGTGGAAGTTAAACGTACCTGGACTGGCAAGGCCCTGCTGCAAAATATCCTGAAGGAGATGGGCGTCAAACCAGCCAAAGTGATGTATGAGATGACCGACCAGATCGCCGAGCAACTCTCCTTGTCCGGTCGACCTCTCATCATCGACGAGATGGATCATGTGGTCGCCAAAGGTTATGTCGAGATCATCCGCGACATTTATGAATCCAGCAATGCGCCCATCCTGATCATCGGAGAGGAACATCTTGAAAAAAGTCTGCAACCATACGAACGATTTCACAACCGTGTGCTGGATTGGAAGCCTGCTCAGCCAGCCAGTGTTGCCGATATGCGTCAACTCGTGAAGTTATACAGTGGCGACGTCGATATCGCCGACGATCTACTGGCCCTGGTACAGCAGCAGTGTAACGGCGGCATCCGTCGTATCTGCGTCAACATTGAGCGCATCAGACAGGTCGCGCTGACCGAAGGTGCGGAACAGATGGACAGTCAATCCTGGGGTGGCCGAGAGTTGTTTACCGGCAACGCACCGGTTCGGAAGGTGTGACATGGTGAGACTTGTAACGAATCAGCAAGATATCGTCGAACTGTCACCCATCCTGCGAGACCGTATCTGGCGTGATGATGACGGCATGCTGCAAGTTGATACGTATCCGCATACGTTTGATGGAGATGTGTTTGATTATGACGATTGGGATGTGTGTCAGGTCTATATCTGCGGCAGCTTCAAGGAAGCGTATCACGCAGCACGGCTGTTGTTGCGTCGTCTTGGTTTAACGCCGGACCAGGAGGCTGCGAATGGCATCTAAACACCCTGGGCGCAAACCTGCCAACCTGGTCGCTGATGCAAAGCGACCAGAAGGCAGGCAGGTAATATGGCAAGCTATCCGCCAACTAAAGCAGTTCACAATCCTGGACATTGAAGGCGTGACGCGCATCAACATACAAACGATACGCACCTATGTGAGCAGCCTGCAGTTGGCGGGGTATCTGTCGAAAAATGAACCGAACGACACCGCAGTCAATTCCGGCCAGTTCAAAAGGATGATCTGGATATTAATAAAAGACCCTGGTGTAGACGCGCCTCGGCTTGACAGAAACGGCGCAGAAGTAACGCGTGGGCGCGGGCGCGAAAACATGTGGCGGGGTATCAAAGTACTCAAGCAGTTCACCGCCTCCGAACTCGCCGGTGTTGCCTCCGCAGGTAATGTGACCGTCTCAGTCAAAGATACCCGACGTTACCTGTCGTACTTATGCAAGGCCGGATATCTCAAGCAGGAGGGGAAAACAAACGGCGAGAAACGATATACCTTGATTATATCTCGATACTCCGGCCCGCTGCCGCCAATCATCCTGCGCGTGAGCCAGCTCTTTGATCCAAATATTGGACAAGTGGTGTGGGCACCAAACGTCACGGAGGTGGCCAATGACTAATGCTGCAGCCGTTGAAGATAATTGGGTCGATGTCCTGCGTGAAGCGTGCGATTGCACTTCACAAAAAAAGGTCTCGCAGAGGATTGGTTATTCGGCAACAACAGTCAACCAGGTGCTGAAAGGCACATACAAGGGCGATTTAACTGCGGTTCAACAGGCAGTATGCGGTGCGTTGATGAATAAATCGGTGGTGTGTCCGGTTATGGGCGAGATGCCTGGCGATGTGTGTTTAACCCATCAGCGCCAGCCGTTCGCCGCCACCAATCCGATGCGCGTGAAGTTGTTTAAAGCATGTCGCAGTGGTTGCCCCAATTACAGGAGGTGAGCATGTATCTGTTCAGATATCCCGACGAAGTGATCGACTATTGGGCTGATATCTACGAAGACCAGCGCGTTCGGTTCACGGGCGTCAGCTTCAATCTGTTCCTGTTCATGATGACGTGGGACTTTGCACAACCTGATTGTCTTTGGCAGGGAGAGAAAAAAGTTCCGGAATTCCTGCCGCTGTTGCAACAACAAGAGGCGGTGGCTGAGTTCATGTACACGGAAGATTTGCACGCCCTGCAGGAAGAGCTGGATGGCGACGATCAGATCGTCTTTCGGGGCGGTGCCCATGTAGAGCCATTACATCACAAAAAGCACCAGTCAAATCGGAAAAGTTGTTTCCGGCCAAAAGCAAAACCAATCAACACAATGGAGGTGACATGAGCATTATCTATATCGATACATCGTCCGGCATGTTCAAAGCGCCGGATGGAGTTGAGTCGTACAGCACCTGGTTGCACGCAGCCTACAACGCCAGCGCCACCCGATACTCTGATCAGATGGTCTACAGAGGTGTAGGGCAAAGGATCAACGCCATCATCTACGCGGTCAATCATCAATGTGTGCGTGTCATCGCGCACGGACCTGATGCGCAAGAAGCAGCGGCGGTTATCAAAAATCTGTCAGGCAACACTGTCACGGCAGAAGTCGTTAAGGAGTAGCACATGAAACACTCAATCATTGCGCTATTGATATTGTTTGTTACCAACCTGCAGGCCGGTGAACTGAGCCTGCAGTTGAGTGGCATTTCGCGCCATAGCAATCCGTCACACGTTTGGAACGAACGTAATAGTGGTGTGGGATTTACTTATCAGGTCGACAACCAATTCGTCGCGGTTGGCGCTTACACCAACAGCTACTTCAGGCAAACGAATTATATTTTGGTCGGCATCCGAAAAGACATAATCAAAGGCGACGCGATCATCGCGCCGGGCATCATGACTGGCGGCCTGACAGGCTACCAAAATGCAACCGTTGCTGTTATCGCACCAATGCTGACACTGGGATATCGCGGCATAAAAATCAACGTCCTGGCGCTGCCATCGTATAACCAATTCGATGGCGTGCTGTTTACTCAACTAGAGATAACGCTCGGAGGAAAGCAATGAATACTGATACAGCAGGGTATTGCGAAGGGTTGTGTGGCGGACTGAACGACTTGCATCTGGTTGATGGTCTTTGTCCGGTCTGCCGGAAAGACCAACGAATCAGAATGCTCGGCGATAGACAGCCGGAGCCGGTAACATTTGATGACGATGAGGAAGTGATCGGCATTGACGCCACGCTGTTATCACCGGAGATGAAGCGTCATGTCTCTGCATAACAAGCTGCACAGCCAGTCGCTGTTGTCTGCGCTCACGCATCATGTGGGCCGCAGCAACGGTATCAATGGTAAAGACCTGGTGGCGGTAATCCTGGGCGGCGAATCCGACGCGGTTGCCGAGCGTCACCTGCGCGAGCTTATCCAACAGCTGCGAGAAGAGGGACACGCCATCTGTGGCACGCCACACACCGGGTACTTTATTGCAGTCAACGATGATGAGCTGCATGAGACGTGTCGGTTTTTGTTTGATCGTGCCATGACCACACTCAAGCAGGTCGCGGCGATGAAAAAGAAATCGCTGCCAGATATTGCCGGGCAGCTTGGATTAAACATATAGGTGGAGCATGTCGCAACAAAGTGAACTGGAAAAAATAGAACGATTTGCGACGCAGTATGCGGATGCCGTCGACCTCGTGACCCAGCGTGTACAGGCGCTGGAGGCAGAGTTGGCCGATGTTAACCGGCAACATCTGCGCGGCATCAAAGCCGCCGTGCGGACGGTAAAGACCATCGAGTCGACGCTGCGCAGCACCATTGAAGCGAACCCCGGCCTGTTTGTCAAACCGCGCACGCAGGTGCTCAGCGGTATCCGTGTTGGGTACAGCAAGGCAAAAGGCAAGCTGTTAATCAACGACGACGATAAAGTGATCGAGCGAATCCACAAACACTTGCCTGACATGGAAGACGCGCTGATCAAGAAGACCGAGACAGTTGTTAAAAAGGCGCTCGGCAACCTGACAGCCGATCAGCTAAAAAAGCTGGGCGTCAAGATTGAAGACGATGATGACAAGGTCGTGATCACGATCACTGACAGCAATGTGGATAAGCTGGTCAAGGCGCTGTTGAAAGAGAAACACGAGGAGACTGAGGCATGACTATCAACGTAGTCGAACAAAAGGGTGACGGCTGGGTGCTGGATGTGTCTGGCAAATATGGCACGCCGGTGCGTGTGTTCAGACAGGGTACACAGTCACAGGCGATCAGTGCAGCACGAAAGATCGAAGAGCAGTTGTACCTCAAACAAAAACGACGCAGAAAAAAACTGTAAATATCTACCCTGCAAAGGGGCGACCAGCGGGCGGTGTCGCTAACAACACCCGCAGATAGGGCCGGTTGCCACTGACCTCTAACAACCGGTGACCTACTGACAGTCGGTCATTTGGCTGTGATGAATGTCAGCGGGAGTCGACAGTCCTGGTTAATGCCTGTCGGGCTTGTTACGGATACAAGAGGCAGCTCCGTAGCAGGCGATCCTGCCTATCCGGTCAAGCGCACGCTGAGGCGTTCACTCCGGGCGCGGAGGCTGAGAGGTCTCCACCATTTTTAAAACAGGAGATGAGTTATGGAAATAGCAAAAAGAAACAGTCGATGGTCAGAAGATGACAAAGTGTTGTTGATCGAGATGCACGCCAAGAATTTACCGATTGAGGAAATGGCTGTCAGGCTAAACCGATCTGTAACGGCTGTTAAATATGGCCTGGAGTGCTATGTGTTTGTCAGCAAGCCGAAATCAAGCTGCAAAAATACAGGTGACAAAATACCGTGCTTGCGCTGTAAGACAAAATTTGCATCAGAAGGCAAGCACAACCGAATTTGTCCATCATGTAAAAAACTGCATGATAATGGCGTGTCGGTTCATAGCGAATTACGGGTGTAGTGTCATGTACGGACTGCCGCCTAAACCTGTCATCTGTCCAATGGCCGAGGGCATATTACGTCGCGCCCTGGTGCTGGATGAAAACGAACACCTGGCCTGTGAAGAAGAAAATCTGGACCAGGCAGTCAATCTGCTGGATAGCAGCATGGACGATGCGTTTCAATTTATCAAAGAGCTGGCCGACATGGCCCGACTGCTGAATCTGGAGTAACGCATGGCAAAGCTGACAAAAGCAGAACAGGACAAGCTCGTCGAAGAGCTGGACTGTTTTCTTAACCCGATATATTTGCAGTGCGATGGTTATTTGATACAAGCCCATCTAACCCGAGTGAAACACAACAAGCTGGAAATTATTGTCTATGTGAATGGCTGTATACGAGGGGAATGGTTTTGTCACGACCCAAGCCCGGAAGCAATCCGGTTTTACCGGCCAACTGCGAGATCGGTGTACAGCAAGAAGCAGATCGCGGGACTGGAAAAAATCTATGGCAAGCGTGAAGCTAAGAAACAGGATATTTATAGAAAAACAACATACTACCTGTGCACCTGGCTTCGTCCTGGCCCCTTTGTTCGCCATCTGATTAAACACAACGAATCAATCCGCGTGCTTGATTATCAGGAATATAAAAAATTGCTCGCCGAGGTAAAAGATAATGGCTGATGCAACATTGGATGAAGTGCTGGACATGGCAGAAAAACTGGCGCAAACGGTAGTTGAGTTTGTCGAGGAAGGTGAAGAGGCTGGTGACAATATGGCTGCGCCGCGAGCGTTGCTTGAAGAGTTCGAGGAAATCTGGAGAAGAACAGATCGGTACTGGCAGTACGCGCTAAAAAAGCGTGGCGATTCTTCAATACCGGCCGGCCTTAAGGGGTTAATAAACAATGACTAAAGAAGAACGCCGCAGACGCGACCTGGCCATGATCCACATGGGCGCAAAACAGATTGGACTTAATAAAGATGACGGGAATAAGGAAAAAGGAATACTGAGCACATATCACGCCATGCTCTGGACCGTCGCCCAGGTTAAATCGTCCGCCGACCTGGACCAGTATGGGCGGCGCAAGGTGATTCAGTACCTCAAACAAAGCGGCGCGGACGTAGCGATAAAGAACCTACAGGCACGCACCACCCCGGCAGCCGACAAAGAAGGGCTGGTGAAGAAGATCAATGCGCAGCTGGCCGAGGCGGATAAGCCAACCGAATATGCCGATGGTATCGCCAAACACATGTACAAGGTCGACCGATTTGAATGGTGCAGCGTTGAACAGCTCAAAGGTATCGTCGCGGCACTGTATCGCAACGCCAACCGTAAGGGGTTAAGAAAAAGATGAATAAAGAAGAAAAACGGAAAAAAAGAATTTCCTCTCTAATCAACACATCAGTATCCGATTGTGAGATATCTCTGCACCACGAAAGCGATCCGGTTGTGCTTTGCGATCTGTTAATCGGCTGCCGAGATCGTAAAGAAGTGTCGCGGGAAAAAGCTGTCCGCGCCAGAATATCCAAGTTGATAAAAGGCAAAAAGTGATGGTCGCATATAACTTTCAAAAGCAGTTTGTCGACGATATTCGGGCTGGGGTTAAATCCCAAACCATCAGGAGAAAAAGAAAACGCCAGGCCAGTCCGGGCGACATGCTACAGATATATACCGGCATGCGAACCAGATCATGCCAAAAAATAATCGACGATCAGGAATGCCTGTGTGTCGACGATATTTTAATCCAGGTCGAACACTGCGGCGCACAACAGTCGTTCGTTGATTATGCTTTGTCCGTAACAGTAAACGGTATAAAACTATCTGTCTCAGAGAAATATGAGCTGGCCATGCTGGATGGTTTTGATACCTCTGCCGACTTTGATGCTTACTTCCGCAAGCAGGGACTGCCGTTTTACGGCGACATTATCAAGTGGTAGTGACCGACGATGAACAAGAAGATCTCGAAGAACGTGCCGCCATCATGGAGTTTGATGGCGGCCTGTCCCGGCAGGAAGCAGAGAACCTGGCTGCTGCCTATACCCTGCGCAAGAAGCCAAAAATGGAACCGGCGAAACAAACAAAAAAACCTTCTGCCGTCTATACCAGTGATGCAGCAGTCGACGAATTAACGAAGATTAAACAGCTTTTAAATGAACACTAACCTGTCACAGCTCACCACCGACGATCTGCCTGCATCCCTGCAGGAGTATGTGGTTGCGCTTGGCCTGGTCTCCACGCTGACGTTGGTCAGCCGCTATGGCGGCACGATGCGCTTACACGTGCCCAGGGTGATTGAAGACGATCATCCTCTGGTTGATAGTCTGGGAAAGACAACCGCCATAGCACTGGTGAAGAATTATGGCGGCTCAGATTTGTACAACATCCCCAACTGCAAGAAAGCGATCATCGCCGTGCGAGACCGGCAGATCTTCCACCGCTATGCCTTGGGAGAAACCGCCCTCTCGCTGTCCCGTGAATACGACCTCACCGAGCGCATGATCTGGATCATCCTCGCCAAATTCAAACACGCCGACACCCGCCAATCCTCTCTCTTTTGACGTTACCCTCATGCCGGGATATGATCGGTGTGTCATTGCCGTTTAAATCCTGCTGCACCTGAAATGCTTCAGGCCTGTATCAACAAACCCTATCCCATTAATCTGTGATCATGAAAATGATCACCATCCTCGATAGTCGCAACAAAGAATCCACCACCCTGCTGTTTGTGGCGGTCGCCTTTGTTGTCGTCATTATTAAGTTTGTCCTGGCCGGTCTGTCGCTCGGTGTGTTGGGCGTAGTACCGGCCATGTCCGGCGGTGAATTTGCAATGGCCGTAGGCGCAGTCCTGGGTGTGTGGTTAACCCGCGAATGGAAAGAAAAGGACAAAGCTGAGCATGGATGAAGCAGACCGCGCAAAAGAGTATGAAATGCAGGATAGGCAGATTGCGCTGCAGAACGCCTTGTCAGCGCCGGATAAGGGGCGCGGTGAATCACAGAAGAGTGATTCGTCCGGCATTGTTATCTGTCTCGATTGTGAGAGGCCTATTGATCCTCAACGTCTTAAAATAAAACCAAACGCAGTCAGATGTGTTGGCTGCAAAACTGCATGGGAAAGTAAACAATGACTTTGAATGATGTCTACATGCTGGCCGGTATCGTCGGTGCAATCATTGCTTCCATATATGGTCTGCTTAAGTTTATTTTTACATCGCTCGATAAACACCGTGATGATGTGGAGAAGCGTTTCGTGGCTCACGCCGGTCGTCTGGATAAAAATGAAAAAGCAATCGGCGACAACGACAAGACCATACGTAAACTAACCGATGAGGTGCACAAGGATTATGTGCGCAAAACGGAACATGATCGAGACTATGAGGCGTTGGGAAAAATGGTGAGCGATAATTTTGCGGCCGTATTTCACAAGGTCGACGCAATAGCGCGTGATCTTAATCGGTTGATCGGAAAGACATCAGGCTCAAACAATAATTCGGTTGCATCCCCAGATGACCAATAACAATCAACACATCACTCGATTGCGACGCCTGCGTGTCTTGCAGGCGTTGCAGCGTTCAGCGCCAGAGCCGATGGGCGAGGCGGCCATCCTGTATGCGATGCGACCGGATCGGGAGCTGTCACCACAGATAGAGGACATCCGCCTGTCGTTAACCTATCTGGAGTCCGTCTCTATGGTGCGCATCATCAGGGTGGACGATTGTAACTGGATGGCTGGACGCATCGGTGCGCTGGGCGTTCGTTGGCTGGAGTCATCGGAGCCATTTGGTGATTATGACATCTACCACACCACTACAGTGCCGGAGTCTGCCAGTGACACACAGTGCGGCCAGGTGTCGACCATTGATTTGCTGCCGCCCGAGGCCAAGGCGTGGCTGGACCAGGAACTGGTCAGCCGCAACTTCACCGGCTATGTCCAGCTCGCTGATCTGCTGGCGCAGCAAGGTTATGTAATCAGTAAGTCGGCGATTGGTCGATACGGCAAGAAATTCAAAGATGAACAGATCAATTTAAGACAATCAATCGAAATGGCCAAGGCATTCGCCGAAGTGGTTGGTGATGATGGCGCGGCGATGAATCAAACACTGACAGCGCTGGCACAACAAGAGATGATGGCGATCATCCGTGAGCGGAAGTACTCCGAAGGCATCAAACTGCCCGCTCTGATCCGCTCCATTGCCTCACTGAACCGGAGCGACATCAACACGCGTAAATTCCAAATCGAACAGGCGGCCAGACAGAAGGCGCTGAACGATGCCGCAGAAGCCGTGTCTGTGGCCGCCCATGAGCAAGGTATGAGTGAAGAGCAGGCGCAATTCTGGCGCGAAAAAGTCCTGGGAGTGAAGTGATGATATTTGGTTTGTTTGTTTATTTGCTGGCAGTGCTTGGCCTGATGACTGCGCTGGAAAACTTGGTGCCAGGCTGGGATGTGTTCCCGCGCCAACTCAGCGGCATGATATCCGCAGCGGTTATTTATCTCTTGGTCCATCTGTTTAATGTCTATGTCTAGCAATGCGATCCCCACAGATGTCATCCGCAATGTCGGCTGGGATGAGTTGCCGCCCACAGTGCGTGAGATCCCGCACAACCTGAATCCGCTGGCTGATGGTGTACTCATGCAACACCAGCGCGAGTGGTTGTCGTTGTGTGCTGCCTACGACCTGACCATAGCCGACAAAGGCCGGCGCACAGGTATTACTTATGCCACGGCACTGGACTCGGCGATAACGAGTGCTAGCAAAAAAAGCGCCGGTGGTGACAACGTCTACTACATCGGCGACACCAAAGAGAAAGGTCTGGAGTTTATTGGCTACTGCGCCCACATGTCCAAGGTTATGTCGTCGGCTATGGCCGATGGCTGGCACGGTATCGAGGTCTTTCTGTTTGAAGACCAGCAACCGGATGGCAGCAGCAAACACATCACCGGCTATCGAATACGCTATGCCACAGGTTTTCAAATTGTGGCATTGTCATCCAACCCGGCCAACATTCGTGGCCTGCAGGGTATCGTCATCATCGATGAGGCTGCCTTCCATGCCAATGTCGACGCAGTCATCGAAGCCTGTCTGGCACTGATCATTTGGGGTGGCAAGATACGCATCATCAGCACACACAATGGCGCTGACAACCCGTTTAATCAGCTCATCAAAGATAGCAAAAAAGGCATTTATCAATTCAAGGTATACAGCGTCTACTTTGACGATGCGGTTACCAATGGACTCTATGAGCGGGTCTGCTTTGTTAAAGGCTGGACGCCGACCGAGGAAGGCAAAGTAAAGTGGTACAAGAAAGTGCGCGGTGCCTATGGCGCGAGAAAAGATGCTATGCGCGAAGAGCTGGACGGCATACCTAGAGAAGGGAGTGGCGTGGCCATCCCCGGCATCTGGATCGACAACTGCATGAAAGAAGCGCGGCCGATCCTGCGCTTGGCTCTGGACAATGAGTTTGCACTTAAATCGGAAAGCTACCGTTACTCTTATATCGAGTCGTGGATACAGGACCATTTAGCGCCGCTAGTAAAAATGTTAAACCAAAACCTGCGTCACGTCCTGGGCAGTGACTATGCTCGCTATGCCGACTTTGCGGTAATTGCACCTGGTGCGATATTGCAGAACCTTACCCTGCAGATCCCTTTCATGGTTGAAATGAAAAACGTCCCGACCAGAGAACAGCAACAGATCCTCTGGTACATCATCGACCACCTGCCTCGCTTCTATGGCGCAGCACTGGACGCCACCGGCAACGGTTTTACAACAGCCGAATTCACTGCTGAAAAATATGGCCATCATCGCATCGAGATGGTCATGCTGAGTGATAGTTGGTATCGGGAAAACATGGTGCTGTTCCAGTCGGCCTTTGAAGACGGCACCATCGATATCCCTATCGACGCAGATGTGAAAAATGACATCCGCGCCCTGCAGTTGATAAACGGCATTATCAAGTTGCCGGCACTGCGGCAGAAAGACACCAAGAATGAGAAATTCATGCGGCATGGGGATAGTGCAATCGCCCTGGCAATGGCGGATCGCGCCAGACGCATGGACGTTGCACCCATTGAATATGAGGCAGCGCCCAACAAATCATCACGCTGGGATTTGCCGGGTGATGTTGACGATCACGATTCAGTTTTTAACTTCGGAGAAAAAGGCGCATGGTAGTATTTGAACAACCCATATCCTGCTATTACAAAGGTAATCGTACCTATGGCACCAAGCTGTTCTCCGACTGCGCCAATCCAAAGCAGGCGGACGCCGAACTAAAGAAGATCGCTGTGCAGATTGGCATAGGCCAACAGATGATCTCCTGTGACAAAGGATCGTCGAAAAAATACCTGTTTGTTATGGGCACAAAAATACAGGATGCTCGCGAACATGGTGCGCGGGAGGTCAGCGCACACTACATCAAACAAATCGGAGGCCATCATGCCTGAGGGTCGTATCGTCGACATAAACGGCAACCCGATAAAGACAAAGGAGCTGGTGGAATCACAAACCAGTCAGGTTGCCAGCCTGCACCATGAATTTGCCAACCACCCGGTTCGGGGTTTAACGCCAGCCAAACTGGCGTCAATTCTGCAGCAAGCGGAATGTGGTGACATCCGTGCACAGTGTGAACTGTATGAAGACATGGAAGAACGCGACGGCCATATCTTTGCCGAGATGCAAAAGCGCAAGCTGGCGCTGCAATCCCTGGACTGGTATCTGGAGCCACCGCCCAACCCGACAGCACAGGAAAAGAAGATCACCGAGCAGGCCAATGAACTGCTGCAAGGCATTAATGACTTTGAAGATGTGATCTTCGATATGGCCGACGCCATCGGCAAAAGCTTTTCGTGTTTGGAGTTTGATGGATGGGACATGGCCAGCAAACACGAACGCCTGCCCAAGGCAATCATTTACCGACCACAGTCCTGGTTTACGATCAATCCAAACGATCAGAGCGAGATACGACTGCGTCGCGATGGTGTGATGGATGGTGAGCCGCTCAACCCGTTCGGCTGGATCGTGCACAAGCACAAGACCAAGAGTGGTCACGTCGCACGCGGCGGATTGCATCGTGTTCTGGCCTGGCCGTTCTTGTTTAAAAACTACAGCGTCCGCGACCTGGCCGAGTTCCTCGAGATCTACGGCCTGCCCTTGCGCCTGGGTACGTACCAGTCCGGTGCAAGCGACGAAGAAAAGCGCACGCTGATGCGCGCCGTGGTTAACATTGGTCATGCGGCCGCCGGTATCGTACCGCAAGGCATGATGATCGACTTCAAGGAGGCAGCCAAAGGCAGCGAAGGCCCTTACAACTCCATGACTGACTGGTGCGAACGCACTCAGTCCAAAGTCATCGTCGGCGCAACACTCACCAGCCAGGCTGATGGTAAAAGCAGCACTAACGCCCTGGGTAATGTACACAATGAAGTGCGTCATGATCTGACCCGTGCTGATGCGCGCCAGGTGAGCAGCACATTAACCCGTGATCTGGTTTATCCGCTCGTTGTGTTGAACGGTCTGCGCATTGACGGTATGCATCGCTGTCCGCGATTGATGCTTGATTGCGAAGAGCCGGATGACATTAAGTTGTATTCTGAAGCGCTGCCGCCCCTGGTGGATATCGGCGTACCTATACCCACCAAACATGTCACCAACAAACTGCGCATACCGGAGCGCGAAGGCGACGAGCCCATCCTGCAGCGAAAGACCGTTACACCGCCCGAGCTGCCTGATGGTAATACGGGTACTGAAGGTCTGTCTGGTCGACACACCGGTTGCCCGCATTGCAGCACGGCTGCACTAAAACACAATGCCAATCACCTGGACGTGGCTGATCACTACATCAATCAACTCGATGAACAAGCGCTGGCTGCGTTCCAGAAACTGACCGATCCGGTGCGTAACCTGGTTGCCAATGCAGCCTCCCTTGAGGAGGTGTTAAACGGCATTAACACCATGTTTAAAGACATGGATGACGCGGCCCTGGCCGCCACCCTGCGGGATGCCTTTGCAGCAGCAGAGCTGGCCGGGCGGTTTGAGGTAACACAGGAGGAAAAATAATATGGCAGAGTTAATTCTGACAGAAAAAGAACAAAACGATCCGACCTATCTGGATTGGGACGATGAAGCGCTTGGGCGATTGGTAAAAAAGCTTGCGCTTGAATTCAAGCAGCAATATGCGCCTGAGTATTTGGCAATGGCTTGTCATCTGCTGGTTGGTCAGGCATCGGACAGGCATTTAAATGAATATTCAATTAATCTGGATGGAGTAAACGATGGCGACAGGGATATCGGTGATTGGATGGTAATTGTCAAAAAGGTATCGGATTAAAATGAACGGCAAACAAGCAAAATACAATCGCCGCAAGGTCCGCCAGTTTCTGCGCACCACCATGACACAAATAGATGGCTGGCCTTTCTTGCGTCGACTGTTTTTTGCCTGGCGAATCATTCGTGGCCCAAATAAAAAACGAACACCTGCGCCTGGTCGGTAAATCAGGCAAAGGTCAAAATAAACCCGTGGGCAGGGAACCGACATCAAGGTCAACTCACCGGGCTGCCGACATTATGAGGATGAATAAACCCGATGCCTGTCGATTATAAAAAACTCCCGTTCGCTGAAGGCATCAATTACTTCCGGCAAAAGATCAACCTGCCCACCCGCACCTGGACCGACATCTACGAAGGCATGCATAGCCGTGCCTTTGTGGTGGCGGGCGCGATGAAACAGGAGCTGCTGACCGACCTGCGATCTATCGTTGACACCGCCATTGCGGAAGGTGCCGGTATTGAGGCATTCAGGAAAGGCTTCGACCAGGTGGTGGCCAAACATGGCTGGTCTTATAACGGTGGTCGCGGCTGGCGAACTCGCGTTATCTATGAAACCAACATGCGCCAGGCCTACAATGCCGGGCGTGAAAAGCAGATGCTTGATCCTGATCTGCGAGCGGCCCGGCCCTATGGCTTATACAAGCACGGCGACCCCATTACACCAAGGCCGGACCATGAAGCAAATGACGACCTGGTGCTGCCATTGGACGATCCGTGGTGGGATGTCTGGACTCCTATGAACGGCTGGGGCTGCACCTGTAAAAAGTACACCCTCTCGGCATCTGATGTAAAAGCGCGAGGCTTGACCATATCAACACAGGCACCGGCCATCGAGTATGTCGAAAAGACCATCGGCGCACGCGGCCCGAACCCGCGCACAGTAAAGGTCCCCAAAGGCATCGACCCCGGCTTTGCCTATAACCCCGGCACTGCGGCCTGGGGCAGACCATTAAGCGAAGAGACCATGAGCGCATGGCAGGCCCAGGGTCCGAAAGCCTGGACACCGCTCACCTCCGGTGGACCGGAGACATTCAACCGACCGGACAAGGTGCCAACCGTCACGACCAAGATCAAACCAGTCGAACGTGCAGCCACTCGCGATCAAGTGACCGATAGATTGAAACAACAACTCAGTGGTGATGAGCAGATATTCAATGCAGCCGGTCTGCCGGTGCTGGTGAATGCGGTCACCCTGAGCGAACACATCGATCTAAAACAAAGCGAATACCTGCCGTTGCTCAATGATACATTGAGCGATCCGTATGAGGTGTGGTATCGGTTCGAACAACATAACGGCACCGGCATGGTGGAGCTGCGATCACGCATCATCAAGGCATATAATCTCGACGGCAAACAAGTCCTGGTCTCCGCTGCTGCTGTGCGCGGCATGCTGGAGTCGGTTTCGATCATCACCACCAATCGCATCAAATACGCCGACAAGTTCAGGCTCGGCCGGTTACTCTACGGCAAAAAAACATGAGCACGATAAGACTGGATTATGAATTCAAAGACAAACCGATCCTGGATGGGTTTCGTCGACTGCGCCGAGCTGCGGGTAATGCGCGAGCGGCCTTTATGGATATCGGCGAAGGTTTCCTGCTCAACATCGAGGATCGTTTTAGCAAAGAGATGGACCCGGATGGTCGACCGTGGGCGAAGCTTAGTCCGCGAACACTGCGACGGAAAAAGAACAATAAAATACTCACGGAAAGCAGCCAGCTGCGAGGCTCATATACATACATCGCCGGGAGTGACCAACTCATTGTGGGAACCAACATACACTATGCCGCAATCCATCAATTTGGAGGGACTATTGAAATCGCGGCGCGCAGCCAGCAGGCCTACTTTAAACGGAACAACACCGGTGAGGTTGGCAACCGGTTCGTCGGCAAGCGCCGGTCGAATTTCTCCCAGTGGGTCACAATTGGGGCGCACAAGATCGAGATGCCTGCCCGGCCGGTGCTGGGCATCGGTGCACTGGATCGCAATTTGATTGTCGCCAAACTGGCCGATCACTACCGTCGCGCCGTGCAGGGTTAGGCCGCCAGAGAGCCGATATCAGCGGCCCAATATTCGTCGCTCCAACGGCCGGAGCGCGAAACGGTTAAACGAATTAACCAGGATTTAAACGGGTGTTGCTTAGGGTAACAGGGAGTCGGGATATCCCGGCATGGGTACGCCGTGGATCAGCTGGTACAGCGCCGCCTGGATCGATGGTATCAGGCTGGTCTTGCGCAGATAATAACCAACCTGTAGCAGTCGGGTCTTGTTGATCTCATCATCCAGCCCGGTCGCAAATAGTATGGGCAGGCTGGGCTTGATCTCCCGCAGTTTTTCGGCCAACACCAGACCGTCCATTTGGGCATGGAGGAACACGTCCAGAACGGCGTGTCTATATATAGATGGTGCGGCGTGGAAGGCGCGCAGAGCTGCATCGGCCGAGGTATATATCTCGCTCTGCTGCCCCATCTGGTTGAGCAGGTTGCGATAAACACCGGCCACCAGCGGATCATCATCAACGATTAGCACCATCTATTTGTCCCTGAGTTGCGCTTATGGTTTGTCAGTTAATTCCGACGATATTTGTGCCTATATCTATGTCGGCACACCTACCAAATATTACAGGTATTGCGCTAAGTGTCCAATTGTTAATAACTATTTATTTTATATAGACATAAAAATTGATTGAAAAATATCAGAAAAAAAGGACTGTCAAACTTAACAGGGGGTGGCTGTTCGCAGGCATAACAAAACAGTAATTTATTTGCGTGTGTTGTTTATATTTGCCTGGAGCATCAAAGTTGGATAGTCTGCACAAGGAAGTGACCTTCCCCTATTCCCCGCCTGAAACGTTTCAGGCTAATCGAACTCCACCGCATCCCGTAATCTGTCTGCTAATGAAAAAGCAGACAAGACAATCCATAGGTATCGCGCCTTGCTCGTTCGAGCTGGTCAGTGGCGCGACCGAGATACAGCTCACTCCGTCAGGCCGGTTCAGGGCCAAGGACGGTCGCCCTCATGAAGTCGCCCAAGGTTGGTATATCGATAACAGCGTAGCCCAGGACGTGCTCAACGCAATCCGTGGTCGCAATGATCGTTACGTTATCGACTACGACCATCAAACCCTCTACACCCGTGAGAACGGACAGCCCGCACCGGCGGCTGGATGGTATCGCGGTGAAGATGTCGTGTGGCGCGAAGGTGTTGGTCTGGTCGCCACCAAAGTTGAATGGACACCCAAGGCAGCGGCCGCCATCGAGGCAAAGGAGTATCGCTATATCTCCCCCGTCATCGTTTACAACCGCAAGACAGGTCACATTGCCGACATCCTCATGGCGGCAGTTGTCAATTATGCGGCCATCGATGGCATGGCAGAGATCGAACGTCTGGCTGCAGCTCATTTTGAAATCAGCAAACAAGAGGATAAAACCGTGAACGAATTACTGATTGCAATACTGTCGGCACTGGCGATCTTGCCAGCGACGGCGACAGAAACAGACCTGGACAAGGTCAAACAGGTTGATGTGCTGAAAGCGATCCAGGATATGCAGGCCAGTCAGGCCAGCCTGTCGGCTCTGCGCAAAAGCCTGGCGCTGTCTGATGATGGCGATGTGGCGCAGGCCATTGCTGTACTGAAGGCCAACCAGGGCGGCAAACCCGATCCCGCACAATACGTGCCTATCGACACTGTTAAAGCGCTGCAAACTCAGCTTGCTGCACTGTCGGCCAAAGTGACCGGCGGTGAAGTTGATGCGCTGGTGAATGGCGCAATTGAAGATGGCAAGCTTCTTGAGGCGCAGCGCGCCTGGGCCGTCGAGCTGGGTAGCAAAGACCTGGCTGCACTGAAGGGTTACCTGGACACCGCGCCGTCTATCGCTGCACTAAAAGCAGGTCAGACGGGTGGCGCTGCCGGAGGTAAGAATGCGCATGGTCTGACTGAGCAGCAAATGGCGGTGTGTAAAGGCACTGGAGTTAAGCCAGAAGATTACGCGGCAACGCTGAAGACGATGGCCGAATCGGCATAACCCAACAAAGGAGTCCATAACTCATGGTCGCATTAACCAAAGATCGCAATACGCAAAAGCGTATGGGCGATCAATACAACGCACCGCTCGCCGCTGCTGTGAAGATATTCGCAGGCAGCATCGTCATGCTCAACGCATCCGGTGATGCAACACCTGGCGCAGTCGCCACCACGCTTAAGCCTGGGGGACGTGCTATGGCTTATGTCGATAACTCCACCGGTGCTGCCGGTGACAAGTCTGTCGGATTTGAAAAGGGCGTCTTCAAGTTTGCCAACGACGGCACCATCACACGCGCCGATATCGGCGGCACTGCCTGGGTGGTTGACGACCAGACCGTGGCGGACAACAACGGCACAGCCACACGTTCTGCGCTCGGCACCATCAAGGATGTCGATGCAGATGGCGCGTGGGTCGAGATCGTTTAACGGATTCAAAGGAGAATCGCACACATGATTATTAATAAACAGGCAATCGAAGACTTCTTTGTCAGCTTGCTGACACTCTTCAACAAGGCCCTGGAAGCGCCGCCTGGCGAATGGTCAGAGACCGCCACCGAGGTGCCATCAACGGCGGGTGAAAATCTTTACAAGTGGTTCGGTCGCTTTCCGGGCATGCGTCGCTGGATTGGCGAGAAGTTCATCAAGAGCCTGGAAGCCTACAAGTACACAATCACCAACGCACCATTCGAAGCAACGATTGAAGTGCTGCGTGATGACATCGAAGATGACAACACGGGGAGCTATGGAATCCAGGCTACCAGTATTGGCCAATCCGCAAACGAATGGCCGGGTGATCTGGTAAACGAGGCAAAGAACAACGCCTTCACCTCGCCTTGTTATGACGGCCAGTACTTCTATGACACAGACCATCCGGTCGGTGGCGCCAGTGTCAGCAACCGCATCACGGCCGCCTTGTCCGGTGCCACCATAGCAGCGGCTAATGCCAGTTATGGCGCGGCGCGCACGGCGATGATGGGCTTTAAAGACGAAGAAGGTAAGAACCTCGGACTTAAACCCACAATACTAGAGGTAGCCGGTAATTTGGATACGGCAGCCAAGATCATCCTGCAGCATGCCAAGCTGACGGATGGCACGGAGAATCCCTACCGCGACACCGCCAAGCTGATCGTCAATCCCGGCCTGGCCGACAGCACCTGGCTGGTGCACTGTACGTCCAAGGCGATCAAACCGTTTATTTACCAGCCACGCAAGAAGCCTCAGTTTGTGAAGATGACGGACAGCGAGTCTGAAAATGTATTCATGCGTGCGAGGTATTACTTCGGTGTTGAAGCGCGTGGCGAGGCGGGGTATTCCTTCTGGCAATTGAGTGTCGGCGGCAAGCCGTAATATGAATACAGCGAAGACCGGCAAGAACAACAGGGATAGCGACATGGATGTCCGTACCCGCCCCCTGTCGGGTCAGTTCTCAAGGTCATAATACAAGAGATACAGGCGGCAATCTCTTGGATGATAACAGCCGGGTCGTGGCCGTCAGAAGAAAGAACCACGGCCCCACTTATAGGAGATAAATCGTGGCAAATAAAGCTACAGCAAAAACCAAAAAAGTCCCAGGCTTTCGCATCACGGCCAAGCGCGATGGATTTCGTCGCGCCGGTCGCGAATGGCATGGTGTAACCGAAGTGCCGGCGACTGAGTTTGACAAGAAACAAATCGAACAACTCAAAGATGAGGATGGTAAAAAACTGGTCGTTGTTGAGTGTGAGATTGAAGTCGTTGACGTCGATAGCGCCGGAACCGACAAGTAATAATCAGACAGCCTGTCCTTTGTGGACAGGCTGCTTTGAATAGTCAGTTATAAAGCGGGCTATTCAAAGCAGCAGAACAATCGAGCAGAACAGAGCAGAGAACATGAACCCCAATTTATTAATCGCCGAACTGGCCAAGCCTGGCTACAACGCCATGACCGTGGCGCAGAAGGTGACGGCATTGATGGCAAAAAACATCGCGCCTGTTGATGGCGCATCGGTCAGCGTCACGCGTGAACAGATACGTGCCACGTTTGATGCTGCTGAGTTTATCGGGTTGACACCGCAAAAACAGAACCTGGTACTGGCCGTGTTGCAATCCGACCATGTGTTTGTTCAGGGTGCGGATGCCACCTTGCTGGCCACTGCGTTTGCCGGTACCTCAGCGACATTGCCCGCCCTGGCTGCTCTGCGCAACCAGGCTATCTCTGCAGCGTCGGTCTCCATTGCTGATCAGATTGGCTTCGGCCGCCTAACAGCCGATGAGCTGGCCGACTGGATTGTTAAGGTGGGGGCATAACATGGCGCTAAAAACGAAACGCAATGAAAAGGGCCTGCAATCCATATCCACAACCATTCTCGCGATAGCGAACAATGCGTTCTCGGCTGCAATTGGTCCGTATGATAACTCTGCCGACCTGTATCCACTGGCTGATGTGATATATGAGCCGGCCTATACCACAGCACCGACCGCCGACACCTCGATTGATCTGTACCTGCAAGACATCGACATCGACGGCGCCAATGACGGCCCGGTGCCGGACAGCACCTACAAACGCAACTATGTCGGCAGCTTTTATCCTGACTCCGTAACCGGTGCGCAGTATCTGTCGATTCGTGGCATTCAGTTACCACCCAAGGCAGCATTCGTGCTGCACAACAATGGCACTGGTCAGCCCATCCCGGTGAACTCGGCACTCAAGATCAATCCGTATGGTTATGGTGATTAATGGATCGTCGCCTGCATAAATTACTGCGCGAACCAAACCTGCTGATTCCTGGCAAGAAGCCGGTCGGCCCGGTGCGCCAGGATATGGCGCATCCATTATCTCGCGGCTTGGTCAATCGCTGGTTGTTTAACGAGGGTAACGGCCGGGTGTTGCGTGACCTGGTTGGCCAGGCACACGGCACGTTAACCAATGGCCCTGTGTGGGCAGTGCGAAATCGCGGCATGGTTATCCAGTTTGACGGTTCGAATGATCACGTGCTGTTACCCACCGGCACCGCCGAGATTGGCAACAACGACGCGACTGTGTGTGGCTGGATATACAACACCGGCTCAAGCACCTATCGCGGATTGATTGCCACAAAGAACACCGGCGCAGCAGGCACACAGAAAGGGTATGTCCTGGGACTCAGCTCTGCGAACCGCATCTTCTGGCAAACCGACAACGGTGCCGGACTGGAAAGCACTGTAGGCCTGGCCGTCCTGTCTGCTGGCTGGCACTTCATTGCGGGCGTTTTTGAAAATGGTGTTGCAATGCGATCTTATCTGGATGGCGCACTGGATGCGTCAGACACCACCTCGATTCCGTCCGGTGATATTACATCGTCAAATGTACCCAAGATCGGCTGCTGGGCAAACGCAATATTTTTTCATAACGATGCCATCGCTGATTTGCGTGTTTATCATCGCGCCTTGTCGGCGGATGAAATTCTGACGCTGTACCGAGATCCTTATCAGGACCTGGCCCCAGCCAATGATCATATCTGGGTCCCGGTTGCTGCTGGCGCGTCTCATGAGTTGGCAGTTGCAGATATAACAGCCATCACTTTTGTTGATGATGTGCAGCCCACTCAGGATCAGATGCTGGCTGTTGATGAGATGACTGCTGCGACCTTTGCTGATGATGTCTCAGTTACCCATGACCAGCAGATCACCATAGCCGACATGATGGTCCAGGCACAGATCGACGCCATCACCTTCGCGCAAGATCATTTCTTGACCGTTTTGCCGGTTTATAGCGACAGCTTTGTCGGTGATGTGTTGATACAAATGAAAGGCATCGGAATTATCAACGACCCACAAATCGATGATTTGACTGCAGGCTACAGCATCGATGATTTAACACCGTTTTATGAATTCAGCGATCTGACTCCGCGTCGGTCTGTTCAGGAGCTATAAGCCATGCCAAAAGTATTACACAACGATGTATTTGATAAAGGTCTCGAGCAGATCAGCAACACCGCCAACTGGGGTGGCGGCGTATTGAACTGTGTCGTGACGGTTGGCGTACCTGCCAACAGCACGGAAGCCTCAACTATTTACCCTGCAGGCAAGCGTATCTCCGATGTGATCGCAATGGCCGGTGGCAACTTTGCCCTGGCAGATCGTGTCGGTGGTGGCCGCGAGATCACCATTGCTGCCAAGGCCGGTACCGCCCAGGTCAACGTCCCGGCGCTGGAATCAGGTACAGCGACAGCCGGTGGAGCCAACACGCTCACCGACACCGGCAAGGCGTGGGGTGCGGATGTGTATGCTGGCAAGATGGTCAAGATCACAGCCGGTACCGGCGTGGGCCAGCTGCGTCGCATTACCACCAACAGCGCCACGGTTTTAGCCGTCGAGACAAACTGGACCATCAACCCGGACGTCACGTCCGTCTACGAAATACTGCAAGATCTGCATGTGGCGATGTATGACGGTGGCGGCGCGCCTCGCGTGTTGTCGGTTGCCGATGTGAGCAGTGACCAGGTCATTGTCAGCGGCAACCCGATCAACCTCGCGGCATACAAGATCGGCTACCCAGATCCGGTGTAACCATGCATGGCAATGTCTTTTATTTGTCGCATGACAACACCGTCGAGTGGCGGTTACGGGAAGGCAGCACGCCGCTGCCTGACCATACCGCCATCACCAGGTTGCAACTGGTATTGGTCAATGATACTGCGAGTATCACGATAGACTCACAAGTTGAGACATTGTTTATTAATTTAAGTCTCGACAGGATAACGATGAAACCAATCGAACTAGGTAATGCCATAAAGACACAGCTGGGATCAAAAAATTACACCGGCAGTCTGATTGTATTTGATGCGTCTCATCCGAACGGTTTGATCTGGATTGACGGCAGAAAAATAAGGACACAACAATGAAGTATTGCACCAAACAGGACATGATTGATCGGGTGGGATTTGATGAATTGGTTGAGCTGACCGACGAACACCATACCGGACAGATAGACGACACCAAGCTGGATAACGCCATCACCGATGCGAGTGCGCTGATAGACGGCTACCTGGATGGCGTGACAGATCTGCCGCTGCCGGCCGACATCCCTGTGCTGCTGGTTCGGCTCTGTGTCGATGTCGTTCGCTATTATCTGTATGACGATGCAGTTACGGATCTGGTGCAGTCCAGATACGACAGCGCCATCAAGACGCTTACTGCAATCAGCAAGCGGGATATCTCGCTGGGATTAACCAAGTCAGGGGCAAAGCCAGTATCAGACAATTCTGTTGAGATGGTCAGCGACGGACGTACATTTAAACGCGACAACAGTTTTATTTAAGGACTATTTAAATGAGCATTATCCAAACCATTGAAAGCGCCATGATCGATAAAATCAAATCGGTCTTGATGGTGCCTGGCAACGAAAAGGTCAGGCTGGTGGAAACCCTACCCGGTGCCTGGTCGTATGACATTATGAAGCGCGTGTTGCAAAAATCGCCGTCCGTCTACGTCTCATTCCTGGGCGGTAATCGCGGCACCAACATCGATGATCTGGCCTGCATCAACGCTACTCTTGATGTGTACGTGGTGCGCAAAGACCCGGACGAAGAGGCAAGACGCGTTGGCACACCTCAGCACATTGGATGCTATGACATGCTGGCCGCGATAATACCTAACCTCCACGGATACACCATCGATGGTGCGGGATCATTAAAGTTGATACGCGTCGGCGTTTTGTTCGGTCAGGACACCTTTGAGCTGGGCGGATCGGTTTATGTCGCCAGCTTTGAACTGCCTAATCTGGTCTTCGATGCCGAACCGCCGAACCTGAATGGTTTTATCACGTTTAATGCAACCCATACCCTCGCGGTCGATGCGCCAACAGCCATTGATCAAACAACGCTTGCACAATAGGAGCCGCTTAACCATGAGCAAGATATTTGTCAAACCAAACTACCCAAACACAATTGTTCGTGTGCCCGAGCGTGGCAATGTACCGCTGTCTCAAGACGGTGAGCACGTCGACAACAACAGCTACTGGCAGCGCCGACTGCGTGACGGTGATGTAGTCGAGTTCACCCCGACCAAACCAAAGACAAACAAGGGAGATAAATAATGCCGATCTCATTTGATGGTATCCCCGCCAACCTGCGCATACCGGGTAGCTATATCGAGTTCAACAACTCGCTGGCCGGTAACAGTCAGGTCAATTTCAAACTGTTGTTCATCGGCCAGCGCCTGGCGGCCGGCACACCGGCCGCCACTGTGCCGACGCAGGTGAACAATGCCAATGAGGCCGAGGCATACTTTGGCCGTGGCTCCATGCTGGCCGAGATGATCAAGGCCGCCAAGCTCGCCAACCAGTTTGTCGAATGCCATGCCATTGCCCTGGCCGATGATGGAGCTGCAGTGGCCCACACCAAGACGATCACGGTCACCGGCCCGGCCACAGCCGCAGGTACCGCCTCTATATATATAGGCGGCAAGAAAATCGCGGTGGCCATTGCCAACGGTGACGCCAACGCGGTCATTGCCACCGCCATCTCGGCGGCCGTGAATGCTGATGATACCTTGCCGTTTACCGCTGGTGCCGCGTTGGCCGTGGTCACACTCACCGCACGTAACAAAGGCGAAGCGGCGAACAGTATCGATGTCCGTGTCGGTTACTATGGCGAGTCACTGCCCGCCGGTGTGGCCCTGGCCGTGGCGGATGGCACGCCTGGCACCACCAATCCGAACATTGCCACCGCCATCGCCGCAATGGGTGATGAATGGTACAACTGGATCGTCATGCCCTACACCGATGCCGCGAACCTCACGGCGCTGGAAGCCGAGCTGGACACCCGGTGGGGCCCATTGGTGCAAAAAGGTGCTCGCGCCTTTACGGCCTATCGTGGCAACCTGTCTGCCACCACCACGTTCGGCAACGGCCGCAACAGTCCACACATCACGTGCATGGGTACCAACATCAGCCCGACGCCTCCGTACATCTGGGCAGCGGTCAATGCCATCGTCGCGGCTGCATCCCTGTCCATCGATCCGGCCCGGCCGTTGCAGACGCTCACCCTGCCCGGTGTGTTACCGGCAACTCGCGATCTGCGCTGGACGGACAGCGAGCGCAACACCCATCTGTTTGACGGTGTGGCCACTCATACCGTGGACAGCGCCGGTGCGGTGCACATCGAGCGACAAATCACCATGTACCAAACCAACAGCAACGGTGTTGCGGATGATTCGTATCTTGATATCACGACACCCGAAACACTGGAACGTATTCGCTATGAACAGCGCACCCGCTTTGCGCTCAAGTTCCCCCGCCACAAACTGGCGGCAGACTCTGCGCGTGTATCAGCAGGTCAGTCCGTTATGCAACCGAAGGTGGCGAGGGCTGAGCTGTTATCGCTCTACCTGGAAGAAGAAGATAAAGGCTGGGTGCAGGACTATGACGGCTACAAGGCAAGCCTGATCGTGGAAATCAACGCCACCGATCCGAACCGGTTGGATATCCAGGACTCGCCCAAGCTGGTCAGCGCCCTGCGTGTGCATGCACAGCAGATCCAGTTCCGTCGGTAAACTAACAGGAGACAAGCATCATGAGTAATCAAATTACCGGTAAAGCAGAAATCCGCATCGATGGGCAAAAGATCGCGGTTGAGAACGGCGCAACACTGACACCGCATGGCGTCACTCGCACTGCGGAACGTCATGGCGGTGAAACATTTTATTCCGAAAGCGAAGAGCCACCGATGCTGGAAGGCAATGTACTGCTGACTGGTGACACGGATGTGATCTATCTCGGTAACATCAAAAATGCGACGGTGTTATTCACCACAGACACCGGTCATCAGTATGTGTTGCGCAAGGCGTTTACCGTTGATCCGGTACCGCACAGTGGTGATGGCAAGGCGGCCATCAAGATGTCCGGTCAATCCGTGGAGGCGATGTAAATGAGCGTCACTATCAATTTGATCGATGGCTTTAAGGTTGGCGAACAAACGCACATGACGGCCACCCTGCGCGCACCAACCACGAAGGATTTGATCGAGTGTCAGGAGGCGGCAGAAAAGATGGTGCAAACCGAGCAAGGCCCTGAGCTGCTGATCAGTCCGTCGGTGATGGGCACCGCCATGCTGGCCAGACAGATCACCCGGGTGGGTGATCATGATGGGCCGTTAACACTGGCAGAGCTGAAACGGTTCAGCGTTACCGACTTTGCATTATTGCAACGCGCAGCCGATGAGTTGGATGCCGCGTTGAACAAAAAAGCGTCCGAGGCGGTGACGAAACGGGGGCGATCTAATCAGGGCGGCAAGAGCACAGGCTGATTTGTCTGTTGTCGTGGCGTCCTGGTTTCGGTTGTCGCTGCATGATGTGTATGGGTTTACGTTGTCAGGTTTAATAAAGATGGGTGCGCAAATTCGTGAGTGAGTTAAAAACATCGGTTATTGTTGATCTCAAGGGCGATCTGGAGCGTCGTGCCAGACGTTATGGTGATGCAATAGCAAACATGTCACGCCGTGGCAGCGCTTCTTTGCGTCGACTGAATACCGAAACGCGAAAACTGAACAACACATTCCGCCCAGGCGGTCTGCGTGGTCTTGCGCCCTGGCTCACCGGTGCTGCTGTTGTTGGTGCTGGACGTAATTTATTATCAATGGAAGAGCGCTACGAGCGCCTCGGTGTGCAGGCAAAAATATCACCGGCAGCGACTCGTGACCTGCGTGAAAAATTATTTGATACGGCACAGATGTCAGACATCCGCATTGCGCCTGACAAACTGCTCGGTGCCATTGAGCAGATCGTGGAGAAGACCGGCGACCTGAAATTTGCGGAGCAGAACATGCGCAACCTGGCGCTGGCCATCCAGGCCACCGGTGCGCAAGGTGAAGACATCGGCGCGATTGCGGCCGAGTTGCAAAAGCAAGGCATCACCGATCCCAGGAAAGTGGCCCAGGTGTTGGATACATTCACCGCGCAAGGAAAGGAAGGCGCGTTCACGCTGCAGGCGCTGGCGGGTCTTGGTCCGCGTGTGATCACTGCGTATACCTCAGCAGGTCGCAACGGCGTTGACGCCATGCGCGAACTGGGCGCGGTGCTGCAGGTGATTCGCATGGGTACCGGCAGCAACGAACAGGCGGCCACCGCCTTCGAGGCGATCATGCGCACACTGACAGACAAAGAAAAAGTACAACAACTTCGCGATCTGGCGGGCATCGAAGTTTTTGACGCGGAAAAACTGAAAAAAGGCAAAGAGCAACTCCGACCGATCAATGAGTTGCTGGCTGAGATCATTCAAAAATCAAAAGGACACAAGACAAAGCTGGGTTCGATTTTTGAGGCGGAGGCCATTCGTGGGCTGAACTTCCTGGGCGCAGAGTTTCAGGGCACCAACAACACAGCAACGCTAAATAAATTTATGAGTCTGTCGTCTGATGGCAGAGCCATCCTGGCAGATAGCACGCGCATGGCCGATGTGGGGAATGCAAAGATTGAGCAGGCCAAATCAACAGCAACCGGCCTGCTGGATTCGGTGATGAGTGTTTTTGATTTTCGCGGCGGTGATCCCGATATCTGGGATGCCTACCACCAAAGTCCCGGTCGCGATGAGGCGACCGTAAAAATACAGGTGGAAGCCAAGCCCGGCACAAAGGTTGACGTCAAAGGCCTGCGATCAAACGGCCTGGATGTGGAAGTTGAATCCGGCAGTCAAAAGGTTGGTGTGCGGTGATGTTAACCTGGACAAATATAGTGGCTGCTGGATCTGCGTTGGCAAAGTCGAACTTTCCCTTTGGGCCAGCTATCAAAACCAATACTAAAATGCTTGAATCCCAACTGTACATAACGCAGGAGAAGTTTTTCAGACTCATAAACTGGCCGCTCTCTCTCAGCAGGTGTCATTTTGGCAGGCGTGATGTGCCACTGCAGATGCAGGTAGCCATCTTTGTCGATACTGCAGGTAAAGCCTGCATTCAACTTATTCGCCTCTTTGCATTCATAAACAAACACGGTGCTGGCTGGGTCGGCTTGCAATGTGGCGGGCAGCAGGGCCAGCAGGATAATCAGGGTGCGCATGGTGGGTCCTCCTTGTACATGGGGTTAGTGTAGTGAGCTGGCGCATCCGTTTCAATGCCAAAGGCTCGTTTCGCGGCGTTCCGTTTGTCTGCCCGTCTGATGAGATGACCGGCGGCAACCGCGCCCAGCAACACGAGTATCCGTTGAGAGATATCGGCTGGGTCGAGATACTGGGCAAAAAAACCAAGAGTTACAACCTCGATCTGTTTGTGGCCGGTGATAACTACGACAAAACTCGTGACAAGCTGATCGAGGCGCTGGATAAGCCGGAGCCGGGCATCCTGGCCCATCCCCGATTCGGCCGTCTGAATGTCGTGGTCATCGATTTCCGCAAGACCGAATCTACCCGTGAGGGTGGTATGTGTCGGTTTAGCGTGACCTTTGTGGATGCCGGTGCTGCCACATTTCCACGCGCCGGTGACGACACGGCTGCCGTGGTTGATGCAGCCGCCAATCAATCCTTGGCCGATGCCATCAACAGCTTCGCCGAGGCGTTCAGCGTGCTGGGCCAGGCGGCGGATTACGTTAATGGTGTGGTAGATGAAATCAGCCGCACCCTGCAGGCCGTGGAGAACGTGACCGACGCCATCACCAGCCCCATCGCTGATCTGATCCGTGCACCGGCCGACATGGCCGCCACCATTGTCGGTTCCATGCATCGGATCAGCACGCTGGTTAATACGCCGCTGCAGGCATTAAACATCTATCAATCCCTGTTTAATGCCGGTGCAAGCTCGCCGTCCATCCCGCTCACCACCACCAACCGGCAGCGCCAGGCGGCCAATGTCGAGCAGCTCCACCTGTTGGTCCGCCGCGTTGCCATCGCCGAGGCGGCAATGCTGGCCAGCGCCACCGGCTTTGCCAGTAGTAATGATGCATTGCATTGGCGTGATGCCATCGGCCAGGCCATTGATGATCAGCTTGATTATGTGGATCAGATCAACGGCCTGCCGATTGATGATGCAGTCTATCTATCCCTCACCGCATTGCGTGCCGCCGTCACCGCCGACCTGTCGGATCGTGTGGCGCAGTTGCCACGGGTAATCACGCACACGCCATTGCAGTCACAGCCGACCCTGGTCATAGCCCATCAACTCTATGGTGATGCCTCACGTGATGATGAGATTGTTAATCGTAACAATATCCGCCATCCGCTGTTTGTGGCAGGTGGTGAGTCGCTGGAGGTATTGAGTGAATGATTTAATCCTGAAAGTCAACGGGCAGAAGTTTGAAGGGTGGAAGCAGATCAGCCTGCGCCGGTCGATGGAATCCATCGCCGACATCTTTGAGCTGGGTGTCAGCGATATCTGGCTGGATGATTATAAAAAGATCAAATCCGGCATGCCCTGCACGCTCTGGTTTGGTGATGACCTGATGTTGACCGGCTACATCGATAGCGTACAGCCCAGCTATGACGCAACTACGCACTCAGTCACGCTGTCCGGCCGCGCAAAGACTGCCGACCTGGTGGACTGTAGTTTGCCGTTGAATGAGGAGCAAAGAAACCAATACAACAATAAGACCTTTTATCAGGTAGCCACCATCCTCACCAGGCCCTTCGACATAGTCGTTATCAATAATGTTGATGTTGTTATCGACGAAAAAATCCGTGTGCAGCAAATTGAGAAAGGCCAAACCGTGTACGAGTATCTTACCGAACAGGCTCGCCTGCATGCGGTGCGGCTGGTGTGTGACGAACACGGCGATCTGATTGTCTCCCGCACCAGCGACGAACGCATCGGCACCGCCCTGGTGCTGGGTAAAAATATCCTGTCTGCTGAGGGCGAGTTCAGCATGGTGGACCGATTCAGCGAGTATCACACGGTTGCACAAATGGAAATGTGGGATGATAACAACGGCGCAGCATCCGCTCACCTGGCAGGCATAAGCGAAGATGTGGCGATGCGTTACCGTCCCACTGTGCTGCAGGTGGATAACATTACCGGTAAAGACAAGGTGCAGCAGTTTGCGGAGTGGACACGCAACACCCAATACGGCCGAAGCAGACAGGTGACGTACACCGTCAGTGGTTGGCGGCATGCCGATGGATTGTGGCGCACAAATACGCAGGTCAAAGTGATCGACCCCTGGATGGGGCTGGATAATATCTGGATGTTGATCGTTGAGGTGCAATTCGTACTGGATGACAAAGGCCAACGCACCGTGCTGACGTTGATGCCAAAAGCGGCGATGGACCTGATCCCGTTGCCTTCTGATGACCAGGAGGCCGCCTGGTGATCCGCGCCTTGAACAGATTGCTGGACCCTCTGGTGCGACGTATCAGATCAATTGTCTCTCGCGCCATTGTCACCGGCGCAAATGAATCTACTCTATGCCGAGAGCTGCAGGTTGTCGCACAGCAGGACGAAGTCCTGGACGGTATCGAACATGTGGAGCCGTATGGTTTTACTGCTCGGCCATCCGCACAGGCCGAGGCGGTCCTGCTCTCCCAGGGTGGGCGTCGGGCCAACACCGTCGCCATTGTGGTCGGTGATCGCCGGTATCGCCTGACCTCGCTCACCGAAGGCCAGGTCGCATTGTATGACCAGAGCGGTGCGTCATTGATACTGAACAATGACGGAACCATCACCATCAATGCAAGTGGTGGCGTGACCGTCAATTGCGATCTGTCCGTTGCCGGCAACGTGAGCGCCACCGGTGACGTGAGCGATGGCACGCGCTCCATGCAACAGATGGTGACCACATTCAACAGTCACCTACACACGGGCAATTTGGGTAATCCTACCAGCCCACCAACTACACCGATGACCTGATATGACTGACATCGCACTCATTCAGCACGACAATGGATTTTTTGATATCGCTCTCAATGGCGTTGATCTGGCTACTCACGCAGGGCTGGAGTCGGCGATTATCATCAGTCTGTATACCGATGCACGTGCATCAAATGACGATCTGATACCGGACGGCACCGATGATCGGCGCGGCTGGTGGGGCGGATCGTTTGGTTCAAAGCTGTGGCTAATTGACCGCGCCAAGGCGACGCAGGAGACACTCAACCAGGCTCGTGAATATTGCCATGAGGCACTGCAGTGGTTGATTGATGATGGCGTGGCTCGCGTGGTTGACGTGACCACTGAGTGGTTGCGAGACGGCGTGATGATCATCACCGTTGATATCACCCGGCCGGATGGTGATCGAAATACATTTAAATTTGCTGACGCTTGGGAGGCGCAATTAAATGAAAATTAATGCAAAGCTTGAGCGCATATCGAATGGTTTTATTGCAACTTTTATTGAAGATTCGCCGAACAATAATACCGGGCAAAAAGTTTATTACCCATCGTTACCTGATTTTGTTCGTTCGCAATTTGAAGATGAAATGAGAGATATGGACAGGTCCATCAAAGAGCACGATTCAGAGGGTTCCGTTATTACATTTAATGCGAATTATGAGGTCGAGTAAATGGCGTTTAACAGACCGACACTGTCCGAATTAAAGGACCGCATCCGCGCCGATGTAGACAACCGATTGTTGGGTGCTCATGCCAGGTTGCGGCACACGGTATTGGGTAAGCTGGCCGAAGCAATTGCTGGCGCTGTTTATTTGATACACGGTCACCTTGTTTGGGAAAGCAAACAAATACACCCGGACACGGCAGACGGTGAGCATCTGGATCGCCACGGTGATCTTCGAGACATATCGCGCAAAGCTGCCACGAAGTCAAACGGCAATATTATTATCACCGGCACGAACGGAACCGATATCCCGGCCGGTACCGAAGTGCAACGCGCCGATGGGGTCGCATTTATCACCGATGCCCTGGCTACTATTGCTGCCGGTACCGCCACGGTTGCCGTGACGGCTGTCGTGGCTGGTGTAAATGGCGTAACACTGGCCGGTGTCACCGTCACCCTCTCATCGCCGCTTGCCGGTATTAACAGCAATGCAACGGTTGATGCTGGCGGGCTGACCGGTGGCGCTGACATAGAGTCAGATGATGCCTATCGCATCCGCGTTACCGAGCGCTGGCGCAAACCGACACAGGGCGGCAACAAAAACGACTACATCACCTGGGCGCAGGATGTGGCTGGCGTAACGCGTTCGTGGTGTTACCCGCTGGAGAACGGTGCCGGTACGGTCGTTGTTCGATTCATGATGGATGACGTATATCCATCTGACGGCATCCCGCAACCCGGTGACGTGACCACAGTGCAGGCGTATCTCAATAGCCTGCGACCGGCCACGGCCAATGTCGATGTACAGGCACCGATTGCCAAAGCCATCGCAATGACCATCGCCATCACGCCGGACACGGCGCAGATCCGCGCCGATGTGGAAGCGGAGATCAAAGACCTGTTCCGTCGTCGCGCTGAACCGGGTGGCACCATCTATTTGTCGCAGATCAATGAAGCGATCTCCATTGCGCAAGATGAAGAGGATCACACTCTCACCATCCCGGCCGCAGATGTCACCAGCCTGCCGAGCGAGATCCCTGTTGTGGGTGTGATCACATGGGCATAACCGTCGAGAGTTACCGGGACGCACTGCTCAACCTGCTGCCACGTGGCCGCGCCTGGGCGCGTGATATCACCAGCACAATGGCCGCACTGATGTTTGCGATTGCAGACGAACTGTTTCGTGTGCATGGCCGAGCGGCCGATCTGCTGCAGGAGACTGATCCTCGCACTACCACAGAGATGATCGACGCCTGGGAGCGAGTCCTCGGCCTGCCCGATGAGTGCAGCAACACCGTATCACCCACCATCGACGAGCGCCGCGCTGCCGTGGTGGGTCGGTACTTGGGTGTGGGTGGGCACAACATCCCGTACCTGGTCAGCGTGGCAAGCCGCATGGGATTCGCCATCACCATCGTCGATAAGGTCACGCCTCACCACTACGAGATCAAAGTGCCTGGCGTCACGGTGACTACCCTGAAAGCAGGCGCCGGCCCTGGTCATCGCGCAGGATATCCGCTGCGTATTTACGGCACAGAGATAGCACTGGAATGCGTGATCGTGCGACTCAATCAGGCGCATGCGATTCCTACTTTTACATATAACGCAGCACAGGATTATTCATACACATATAACTACGAGGTGCAACGATATGCATAAAATCGGCGATGATACACCAACAGCAAACGGTGCCGGAGAGTTTCAAGTCGATACTGATTTGATTCCTGGCTGGTTGAACGCCGTCCAACGCGAATTAAAAAATGCCATCAATATAAGCGGACAAGTTCTGGATGTGAATGATGACGCACAGTTGAGCAAATCGTTTCTGCCGCACCTTTCTCATCTTCTGCGGGGTCTTCCGTTTGACGATGATATTAAAATTACCAGCGCTGATGGCGCAAACTCTGACAACTTTGGTTATTCGACCGCTATATCGGCAGATGGTACTATGGTAATTATTGGCGCTTATGCGGCAGATGTTGGGTCTAATATAAATCAGGGGGCGGCATACGTATTTACGCGAACTGCTGGTGTCTGGTCGTTCACGCAAAAAATTACAGCAAGCGATGGTGCTGCAAGTGACAGACTAGGGTCAAGTATTGACATATCCAGTGACGGAACGACAGCCATAATAGGCGCTGAAGGTGGGAACGGTGGCGCTGGTGCTGCATATGTTTATACGTTGTCAGGTGGCATTTGGGGTGATGAGGTAAGGTTGGTTGCCAGCGATCCTGTCGTAAATAATGCATTTGGTGTTTCAGTTTCGATATCGTCCAATGGAGACACAGTGTTGATTGGTGCGTATGCCAGAAATTCGATAACAGGTGCGGCATATGCCTTTGTTCGTTCGACAGGTGTTTGGTCCCAGCAACAGATACTCGTCGCAAGTGACGCCGCAACGGGGGACCAATTTGGCTATTGTGTAGCGCTGTCAGCAGACGGTAATGTAGGCGTAGTTGGCGCGCTCGGAAATGACATCGCTGCAAATGCAGATCAAGGAGCAGCGTATGTGTTTACTCGGACAGGATCTGTATGGACAGAAGATCATCTATTGACTGCAAGTGACGGACAGGCAACTGATTACTTTGGTGTAAGCTGCGCAATCAGTGACGACGCTAGTGTGATTGCAATTGGATGCTGGAATGATACCTATTTAGGTATCTCAAATCATGGGTCCATATATGTCTATCACTATAACGGTTCAAGTTATACACACAGAAGCCCGTTATATCCATCCACTCCAGCGAATACAACCAAATCTTTTGGAAACAAAGTATCGATCTCAGGCGACGGTAAAATAATCGCAGCATGTTGCGAGGGAAAAAAAGTTCACGGGGTTTCGGATGCTGGGGCTGTTGTTCTTTTTAACTATTTTTCCGGCGATTGGCGCGAGTCACAAATAATTATTGCTGGAGATTATGCTGGCGGCGACTTTTTTGGCGCAAGCGCCACATTGTCAAAAGATGGGAACACTTTGGTTGTCGGGGCAAAATCGGATGATATTGACACGATAATTAACCAAGGAAGCGCATATATTTATAAAAAAATAGTGCCTCTGTAATATGATTTAAGAGAGGGCGACCCGTCAGTTGTTAGCGCAACCGACCGGCCCCCAACAAACGGTGAGTTAGCACCGTGAGTCAGGCAAGGCCCTCCCACCGTCGCGACGGCAGGGCCAGCCTATCACAAGTTGATTTTTAACGAAAGGAGACTCACGCAAGTGAACCCGTTTATACCCTGGATGGGCGGCAAAAGCCGTCTGGCAGACAAGATTCTGCCTCTGTACCCCGAGCACCATTGTTACGTCGAATGTTTTGCCGGTGCTGGCGCATTGCTCTTTAAAAAAGAAGAAAGCAAGGTCGAAGTGTTGAACGACCTAAATGGTGAGCTAGTCAACCTGTACCGAGTGGTACAGCACCACCTGGTCGAATTTCTGAAGCAGTTTGAGTGGGCGCTGGTCAGCAGGCAGATATTCGAATGGGCCAAGATGTCGGCGCCGGTTACCCTTACCGATATCCAGCGAGCTGCCCGGTTCTACTATTTGCAGCGCTGTGCCTTTGGTGCCAGGCCCACAGGTCAGACCTTTGGTACTGCGCCCAGCAGCAAACCGAAATTTAACCTGCGGCGAATCGAGGAGACGCTCAGCGAGGCAAAGTTCAGGCTGGACCGTGTCTATATCGAAAATCTGCCGTGGCAAAATGTGATCGAGCGTTATGATCGACCGGACACCCTGTTCTATTGTGACCCACCGTATTGGGACACCGAAGGCTATGGCGTTGAATTCGGCATAGAGCAATACGAAGAGATGGCTGAGCGTGCCAGAACAATCCAGGGCAAGATGATCATCAGCATCAATGATCACAAGGAGATGAAGCGGGTGTATAAAGGGCTGCGCACCAAAACCGTCAGCATCAACTACACCGTGGGCGGTAACGGCAAAGGCCGCGACAGAAAGGAACTGATCATCCTCAACTGGTGATCGTTGCAACAGGCAAAGAAGCGACAGAACATTGTCGCTTCTTTCGCTTGACTCCCTCCCGCAACAGAGCGTTCATGTCACCGTCAATTAACAAATAACCAAGGAGAAAAACGATGAGCCTGAACAAAACCGAAGAACGCCTCGCCGATTACTTTAGGGGGGTGAAACGCGCCGAACCGGAATCCCTGGCAGATTTTAAAAATTACAACTGGGAAGAACTGGCAAAGCTGGAATTGCTAAAAAGAGCCACTAATCTGGTACAGGCATTAGATAACCAAACCCTGCGCAATATCGCCGCCGGAGAGGCCGACCCGATTAAAATTGCCGAGTTCGTTTTGAGTGAGCCGGCCCGCAAATAACCTGCCACACAGGGCGGCACACGCCGCCCTAACTCCCCCCGCAAAGCGACAAATCATTGTCGCTTTTTTGTCTTGACTCCCTTCCGCAACAGAGCGTTCATGTCACCGTCAACAACAAAAAAAGGAGCAAGCAATGTCTACACGAGCCATTATTTTTTTTACAGAAAACAACAAAAAAAGAACAATTTATTGCCACCGCGACGGATACCCCTCCGACACGTCTTTAGCCCTGAAGGCAATTCTAAATTCAGACCGGCCCGGCACAATGGCCGACAAATTTTTATCAGCCAATCCCGACATGGAAGAACTGCCGGAAGGTCTGGAAGTTATGAATGAGGTGTTATCCTATAAATATCACATCGTAGAAGGGCAGACGATATTTGTTAGAAAGCAACAGCATGACGGCCGGTTTGATCTGATTTTTGCCGACGAAATAGCCAAGTTTATCACGACGCATTAACCGCCAACAGGTGCTGGCCCGGCCAGCACCAATCCAAATCAAGCGACAAATCATTGTCGCTTTTTTGTCTTGACTCCCTTCCGCAACAGAGCGTTCATGTCACCGTCAACTAACAAACAAGAGGACGGGTAAATGGCTAAAAAAACGGATCGGGACATTCAAAAAGAGGAAGTTCAAAAAATCGCAAAACTTACTCTGGGCATTGAAACATTGGAAACAAGAAACATGGACGATCTTGATTTTTATCAATTAAGCGTATACTCAATTAAGAAAGCACTATACCAGGCATATTTAGCAGGTAAATGTGAAAACCTGGGAAAAAAATAAGTGGTGAATAAAATGAACAACATCCGAGCAAATGAAACCCTGATAAAGGGATGGCTGATTAACCTAAAAGTAAACAACTGGAATAGATTCTCGCATCTTTTTCATGTTCGAAGCTGGACTGAATTTGCGCAGGATCAGCTGATGACCCATCAATACGACATCCTGGACGAATTCAGCGATGAGGCTCTGCAATTAATTGCTGACGGAACAATATCCATGCCGTCGATTGTTGACTCAGCACTTACGACACGGTAGCGATCAACAGTAACGGGCGGCCCCGCCGCCCTTTCTACCTGTTTTGCCCTGCCCTTCAAAAAACCGGCCTCCACAGCGCCCCACATAGCCCCGAACACCCACCCACCCGGCCTGCGCCCTTCACCCAAAACCGGCCGCTCAAATGGCGTTTAAATGATCCCTGAACCGGGAGACAATCGATGAAAAGCGGATCGCAAACTTGTTGTCGTTGGATCGCAAAAAAAATGGCGCGCTACAATATGTTCCAGT